AATAACAAATGTTTAGTTATTCCGCTATTCCAACATGGCGCCGAGCAATGTGTCTCGGTTTGGCCGCAGCAACTGGGCTGATGGCGTATGACATGTTGAAGGAAGTTGATTTCCGAGGGATCGGATCAGCTTTATGTGAGCAAACCTCCGAGGCTCCGATAATTGAGTCGGATTTGTCGCGTGACGCGTTTGATCACACTGAAGTCCCTAAGGTCATGTTGACTAAGGGGCACACTCATCCCAATGCTGCTGGTGCTAGAAACCTAGGAATTCGCGTCGCAAATTCCATGGCCCTACGTATGGGGGTCGGCCTTTACATCGTTCAGATGTCGAGGGCTGATCAACGTAAGGGGTTTAAGGGTAATCGCCAGTGGTATTGGCCGAAGGACACGAATGTGACCAACAGGCGTGATGTTGCGGCAGCTGAGGATTTGATGTACATCTGTGATACAGATTATTACATTAATATGCCCCAGTTTTTGGCCGACCACGAAAAACCCGTTGTGTTATATACCGCTGTACCTTCCGCTGCGACCACCAGGGATCAAGACAGCTCAACGTATTTTGACGAGTCCGGTAGACTCAATACGTTAGTTGCTGGTGGCGGCAGCTACGTTCATCACCTTTGGGACTACGGCCACGATTCGGTTACCGTCAGGAAATCGTTCGCGGGCATTGTCTATAAACTGGTGACGTACGCTGTCGAGCGCAAACAGGTCTCAGATCACCGGCAGATAGTTCTCCTAGCACCAATCAAGGTGTTTAGAGGCCTGTCGGCTTGGTTGGGGGCCTGGCTGTTTGAGGGGAATCTGTTAAATAGATTTCAGCCAATCGAACGCACTGCTTGTGGCGACGTGTTTGTTCGTTTCAAAGTCCATACGGCTGAAGGCACCATGATCATCACCGCGAGGCCGGGCACGCATTTGTCGTGCACAATCCCCGCGGATGTTGATGATGCTGTGTCCACAGTCTCGAGACTTGGAACGACTAATCTCATGTTACCCACTGTTGCGAGTTGGCTGGGCAAGGACGAGAGGGCTGCTAGCGCGGTCCTTACAGAATATCACCGTAAAGCAACCGGTAAGAAAATGCCTGTTGTTTTCCCCGTGAAACAGGGCGTGAGAGCGTACCAGTATGACCCGGCCAACTATGATCAGGAGGCTAGGCCTAAGCTGGAGGCTTTTATGTCACCGCTCGTCCACGCGGCCTTCGCGCCCGTGGCCAATGTAGCGTCGGAAGAACAATGCGTCAAGGGTAGGATTGATGACCTTAGAAAGGCCGAACCTGACCCGTGCGCATTCCGAGACCAGTGCCTGCAGGAGTTTGTAGCTCTTGTAAGCGATGGGTTGGTGTTGGAGCCGGTCGATTTTGAGACTGTTGCAGGTAAGCAGACCAGTGCTGCACAGAAACTATCCCTTGGGAAAGCCGTCCTATCCGGAACTGCCCATGTCAAACGCGCGTTAAAGTGTTTCATCAAGGCCGAGGCCTATCAGGGCATCAAAGACCCTAGGAACATTTCGACGTACAATGATATGGACAAGCTAACCTTGTCAACCTTCGCGTATTCTTTGAGTACTGCAATGAAGGCTTTCAGATGGTATGCGCCTGGAATGACACCCCTTGAGGTTGCGACGCGAGTGGCAGAAATTTGCCAGAAGTGCGAGTTCGTCAATGTTTCGGACTATAAGCGCATGGATGGCACAATTAGCTATTGGTTGCGCCTGGTGGATAGAGGTGTGTTGATGAAGACGTTCGTCAACCACCGTGCAGTATTGAATGAACTTTTGAAACGCAATTGCGACAATCGAGGATACCTACCACTAGGTACCGAATTTGACCAGGGACCCTCACACGGTTCAGGCTGCCCTTTCACCAGCCTCTCCCAGACACTTCGTTCAGTGTTTTGTGCCTATTTGGCATTCCGCCACACCAAGCGTTCTGATGGAAGCTTCTATTCGCCCACCGAGGCGTTTGATGCCCTCGGAATACACTCAGGTGACGACGGTCTCGATGGCGACCTGCCCGTGGATTCCCACGAGTGGGCTGCTGGAAAGGTTGGACTCGTCCTGGAGGCAAACACCGTACGCAATGGGGATTCGGGAGTCAACTTTTTGGCACGCTACTATTCAGCTGAGGTCTGGCAAGGCCGTACTGATAGTATGTGTGATGTCAAAAGGCAGCTCTCTAAGTTCCATACTACGGTTCGCCTACCTGAAAACGTGTTGGCTGAACACAAGCTCGTCGAGAAATGTATGGGTTTCGTTGCAACAGATGGAAATACACCCGTTATGGGATCCTTCTGCAAACGCGTGCTCCTGCATTCACAATATCGACCAAAAACGCCCTTCGGAATCACTTCCTGGTGGTCCCGATTTGACATATCTGTCCAGTTTCCCAACAGCAATGCTGGCGGCTGGATGGATGTGGAGTTCGAGCGACAGTTTCCTGAATTCGACAGGGTATTGTTCGAGAACTGGCTGGCTAGCACCCAATCGGCACCGGAAATGCTTAAAGCTCCGCTATGCGCAGAGCCTGAGCGTCCAAAGCCCGGAGGAGGCGATGCCGTTGTTGATGGCGAAGATCTCGTGGTTGCAGACGTTGCTGAACCACCCGCCACCCCTATTGCAGACGAGCCTGCCCCGACAGAAGCGCAACCCGACACGATCGAGTCTGCCCGTGGTACACAGACCACGAAGAGGAACCACGATAAACGGCCCAAATCCCGTG